CCTTCGTAGCGCGTCCACTCGTCCTCCTCGTCCTCCTCGTCCTCCTCGTCCTCCTCGTCCTCCTCGTCCTCCTCGTCCTCCTCGTCCTCCTCGTCCTCCTCGTCCTCCTCGTAAGCCTCTGGGAACATAGTCCCAATCTGTTTTCCCAGCACGTGCCTGGCTGCAAACATCAGCCCGTACCGAACATCCTGAGAAACCACCGTGTCCCGCCCGCACGACTTGGCGTAGTGCCCCGCTATGACCATCGCCGTCTCCATGCACGGAAGAAAGAGCTCCATAGCCGCCTTTTCCATTCTGAGACGTGCCGAGTTTGATTTTCTACGATAAAATCGCACTCGTTCCATTCTCGCCTGTATTGTCAAACAGAACCCTGAGCGTCTTGAATCCATTCACCTCGAGAAACTGGTAGTACCGTGCCCAAATGGTGACGACTCTGGCTGACGTTCCTGGGTTCATAAAGAAATCAAAGTATTGATTCTTGATTCTTCCAAAATTTACCGCCCCCGAGGGTGTCGCCCCCTCTGGGTCGAGCGAGAACGAGTACATGTAGAAGGGTCTGGATGGAACGCGGGTATGATACTCTAAGAATTGTTGAGATCCGAGAAACAGATACGTCCCTATGACTGGGTCGAGACGCTGAGCCTCGTTGAAATACATCGCCATGGACTGGAGCTGGCTGGGCGTATAGTCCGTCCCGCCCGTTCCTTGATTCTGGATCGTCATGAACAGCTCCTTGACGGGATGGAGAAACTCAGTCACGCACCGAATGTTTGACGAGCCGACCGGTGCGAGAAATCGCGCCCTTTGGACGCTCTCGCTCAGGTGTATGACGGGCCCGCGGTTCTGAATCATCGTCCGTTCACTCTCGCTCAGAAACACAAATTCAGAAAGAAATTTAAAAGAAAGATTAGGCGTCCCAGCTCCGGTTGATTGGAAAACAGACGAGGGGTTAAGGATGATTCGAAACTTGAGCCCGGGGACGACGGGGAGGCCTTTCCGGAGACACTTGAACCCGAGCGGAACCGTGTACCTGTTCAGCGGCGCGTTGGCTCCTGCGAGGGCCGTCCCCCCCACGATGCTGACGAGTCCCGGCTGCTGACCGGCAGAAATTTCACAATCGTTCGTGAGCGTCATAAACTCGCCCCAGAGTCGCTCGATGAGGTCGTTCCCAGAGTACAGCTCGACTCGTTCAATCATGAGGTTCCCGGCCGAGTCGAACATGGCTGTGCCCGGTGGGAACGTCACGTCGAAGCGAGCGTACATGGCTGTGATGAGGTCTCCGTTCATCGGAATCTCGACGGTGTTGTCTGACCCGTAGACGGGCTCGTTCTCAAAGGATACGCGAATGACCCGAGACGCAAAGAGTCCCTGAGCTTTGTATTGTTCTAAAAAGAATGTAATTTCAGGCTGTCCTGAAAGAATGACGTCGGCACGGCCTAGGGCTGCGAGGACTTGGCGACCGGCCATCTACTAATAGGAAGCTCGGTTTTTAGTCGTAGAGCAGACCCGCGAGCCCGTCCGACACGCGAAGGACGTTGTATGAAGTGGCCAGGATTCTGAGCTGTTTCGTGGCGAGCGACGGCGTTCCGGGAAGATTCATCTGGAAGCGCTTCTGCCTGATTCTGCTCATGTTGATGGAGCCGGACGGTCTGGGGTCCTGGGGCCTTCTCGCAAAAGAGTACAGGTAGACCACCCTGTTTGGCTGACGCGTGTGCTTTTCGAGCGGGTTGATGATGTGCATAAACTGAAAGTCGACAGTTCCGGGGTCGAAAAAGTCTTCACCGTTGAAGGAGAGCGAGGCGGACATGCCCGGGTCGGAGACGTAGACGTACGGGGTGGCGGCCGAATCCTGGACGACGCACGCGAGCTCACGGACGGGTCCATGAAAGTCGAGGTCGACGATCGTGCTCTCGCCGAGATTGAACCTCGCGTACTGCGTCTGAGTAATCACATAGTCGAGGACGTGCTTGGACATCCATTCAACCTCGGGGTTTGACAAGTACGCGTACTCTACTATGACTGTCGCCTGGACGGTCGTCTGAGTCACGAGGGAACTCGTCGCAATCAATGACGAAAATGGTTTGAATGTTATGTAAATCTCCATGTCCTGACGAGGCAGCGCGCAGATTGGCACGGAGAGTTCAGCCGCGTCGTAGAAGAAGAACGGGAGGTTGACGTAGTACATGCGGTCCGTCGTCGACTGACTCGTGTCGAGCTTGCCCGTGAGGAGCGTGAGACCTGGCTGATTTTCCTGAGGAACCGTGAGGTCGTTGAAAATCTCGATGGCTTCGCCCGTCAGGGTCTGTATGAGTTGACCGCCAATCTTGAGTTCGGCGCGCTCCACGAGATATGTGCCGACCGAGTCTACGTACTGGTACGAGTTGGGCGTCGGGGCAGTCACGCCCACGACCGTGATGAAGGCGTTTGACGTGATGTTGGAGAGTCCGGCCGGGCTGATGGTTTGAATATCCATGAAGAACACGTTGGCCAGGTCGTTGCACTGAGCCACGACGTCGATGGTGTACGGTCCGATTGTGCCGATGTTCAAAGGGCTCGAGACTTGGTAAAGGGGCGTGGCTGGGCGGGTGTCTCCGTTGTTTGACTGGAAGAGGGACACGGAGGTGACGTAGGCGTTGGCCGTCTCGAAATACGCCTGGAATTTGTACGCACCTACGTTTGAAAATTGAATGTTTCCACCGTTCGTGACGCTGATGTGCCTAGACGTTCCAGACGCCAAGACGGTTTGTTTAAAATTTACCGGAGTCAGACCGGTTGAAACTTGAGCGAACGTGTTGGCGGTGAATAAAAATCCATTCTTTTTGAAACTGTTTGGTTGTAGGGTGGTTCCCGTCGGGACGCCGATCTGTTCGACTGCAAACCAGGACTGGGCCGTGAGAGTCGCGGGGTTGTCCGTGCGGAGGCTTATACGGTACTGGTCAGTCAGACTCGTCACCTGGACGGGGAGGGTGAAGTTTATGGTTGGGCTGCGGCTCTGGGTCGTGTTCCATGTGAGGATGTTTGGAACCGTGGCGTTGCTCAGAGTCACGGAGAAGATGTTCGACCCAGAGGTGACGAGCGTCCCACGAATGTTGTAAATTCCAGTCGTCAAAAAGGTGAATGCGTTCGAGACGCTCACTGGGGCAATCTGGGTGAAAAACCCCGTGGATGACCAGTTGGTCCCTATGTTGATTGTGTCTAGGACGAGGGTCTGGTTGGTCGGGAGGGCGAGATATTGATTGACGTCTGTAATCTGAATCTCCGTGCCGAGCGTGCCGTCACCGATGACGAGGGGGGCGTTCGTCTGAGTCTCGAGGTCGATGTAATAGTACTGTGTAATGTCGGTGACGTTGATGGGCAGGACCACCATGGGCATGAGGGGCGCAGGCGCCACCAGGTATGAATAGGCGTAGTCGTTCCAGGCCCACTGACCGACACCTGGCGTGCCCGTGACGAAAGCACCGGATGGGTGACCGTCCTGCGCCCAGTGCCCGACGCCCACGCGAGCCACGGGGGCTGAGACGTTCAGCGCCAGAATAAACACGTACGATCCCGTGAAGTTAAACTTGATGGACCCGCCCGCTGTGACGCTAAAGAGGGTTGTGAATCCGAGGGCGGTTCCGAATCGACTCAAATCGACAAACTGTGCGATGAATCCACCCGACGTGGGATTTTGAGTCGTGAGGGTGACTGCCGCGGAGACGTTCATGAGGAGAGATTCGGTGATGTTTGGAGTTGTGGCGCTGGATGTGCTTTGCCAGCCCGACTGACTCAGGGTGAAATCGGCGACGGGACCTGGCGACCCCCCGGGGCTCACGTCCCACTGGACGGTGTTGGAGGTTGGGAGGATTGAGAAATTGTGAGGGTCTAGACCGAAAAAGACCGCCGTGGTTGCCACGTCCGCCGTGTTGAGCGTGACGTTTGAGCAGTTTGCAAATGCAAACTTTGAGAGTCCTGAATTGTAGGACACGTAGGCGTTGAGGGATGCAGCGGGTCCGAGCCATTGGTTGATGGTGGAGGTTGAGTACGTGTCGAGAACGCCGATGGAGACAGTCTTTGGAGTGGAGTAATTCCCGTCGATTATGAGGTACGGGATGGGTCTCTGGAGGGCGACGGACACTGGCCACGTAAAGTCAACCGTGACGGGCGACAGAGCAGGAAGGGTGACGGCGAGGGTCGTGCCTCTCACGAGGTCGCCTTTGTAAGGCACACGGCACACCGCTTGAGACCCCCACTGAATTTGCTGACCCTGGAAAGGAATGCTGAAAGCCTGTAGGGAAAAGGGTGTGTGCCTCCTGTAGACGCCGTTGAAATACGAGACGGACGGAGACCCCGTGAGATATGCGTCTTGTTGTCCGATTGCGGCAAGTTGTACTGCCCCTGCGGACATCTCTACTAAAGTAAAAGATTGTTTTCCGGTGTGCGCTACACACCGCTCACGAATCTCCGCGCACCTCCCAGGGATGAATATCCAGTTGAAAAAGTTCGACCCCAGCAAAATGGCGGATGACAAGGTGTGCGTGTTCATCGGCAAGCGTGGGACGGGCAAGTCGACGCTCGTCACGGACATTCTGTGGCACAAGCGCAGCATTCCAGCGGGAATCGCCATGTCCGGAACCGAGGAGGGCAACGGACACTACAAGCAGTTCATCCCAGACCTCTTTGTCTACGGCGACTACAACAAGGGGGCGGTTGAGAAGATTATTGAACGTCAGAAGAAGAACCTCGCGGCTGGAAGATGCCAGCCCGTCTTTATACTTATGGATGACTGCATGTACGACCGGGCGTTTATGCGTGACCCGTGCATCCGTCAGCTCTTTATGAACGGGCGACACTGGAAGATTTTCTACATGATGACGACTCAGTACTGCATGGATATGACGCCTATGATTCGGACGAATGTCGATTACGTGTTTGTCCTTCGAGACAACGTTCGTCAGAATCGGGAAAATCTTTACAAAGCTTTTTTCGGGGTTTTTCCAACCTTTGACCAGTTTTGCCAGGTGATGGATGCATGCACGGAGAATTACGAGTGTCTGGTTCTCGACAACACGTCCAAGAGCAACGACGTCACAAACTGCGTGTTTTGGTACAAGGCGGCGCTCAGGAAAAACTTCAGGTGCGGAAGTCCAGCACTTTGGCAGTTTCATCAGAGGCACTACAATCCCAGGGCGCTTGCACAGGGCACGGGAGGTGTTCCACTCGCACGCAAGCCCGGGACGTCATCCGTGACGGTCAAGAAGCTCGGGGCTGCGCCAGCTCAGACGGCAAAGAAACCGGGTGGATACTAACAGATGGAATCTTTCGACACGAACGGTTCCAGTGACATTACGTCTTCCATTCCTCAGGGGTTAATTGAGCCTGAAAAAAACATTGACGAATCTCAAATGGCTGAGTTCTCCACTCCGCTTGATGATGTCATTCCCCAGCAGAACGAGATGGCGTTCGGTCAGCCGCAGCAGGTTCAGCAGCAGCAGCAGCAGGCTCAGCC